CGGCCGAGCTGGGTGCAACTTTATCAGTGTTGTCCAACGAGGATTGTTTTTATTGTTTTAGATAAGCAAGAACATTTTCAGGTGCAGATTCACCATAAGGATCTGTTGGACAATCATCTTCAAATCCAGGTTCAATAAACATCTTTTCAACAACACCGTCTTCTACGACAGCAGCATATCTCCAAGATCTTTTACCGAAACCAAGATTATCCTTTGCGACTAACATTTCCATACCTGCTGTAAATTCACAAGATCCATCAGGAATGAATTTAACATTCTTGACTCTAAGATCTTCAGCCCATGCATTCATAACAAAAGCATCATTACAGGATACACAGTATACTTCATCTATGCCTGCTTCCACGATTTGGTCATATAATACATCAAAGCCTGGTACTTGATTTGTTGAACAGGTTGGTGTGAATGCTCCAGGTAGTGAGAACATTACAACTCTCTTACCACCAAAATAGTCATTGGTTGTTGGATATTGCCATTCAAAATCACCAGTGTCTACATTTCTGCTTCTTACTTTGAAAGTTACGTTAGGTACTTGTTTCATTATATAGTTTCCTTATCAGTTGGGAGGCCATTGCGACCTCCCGGATTAAAATAGATTAACCTTTGAGAAGTTCTTTCTCAGTATTAATCTTAATTTTACGTGCTTTCTTTGCCTCAGGAATAATTCTTTCCAATGAGACAGTTAAAAGACCGTTTGTGAAGTTGGCATCGATTACTTCAATATCGTCCGCAAGAGTAAAGCTTCTTTTGAACTTCTTGAAAGAAATACCACGGTGAACATAATCACCTCCGCCATTGAAGTAATCACCTGCTTCATCCCATGTGGAACGAATGGTTAATACATCTTCTTTTACTTCGATTTCTACATCATCAATATCAAGTCCTGCCAAAGCAAGGTCAATATAGAACTTGTCTTCGTCTCTCCTGATATTGTAAGGCGGGAAGCCTTGTGATTGATGTACTTGAGGGAACTCCACCAATCTGTCGAAGACTCTATCGAATCCTACAGCAAAAGGGTGTAGTTGATTTATATTTAATCCAGTCATTTTTATCTCCTTTAATAAGCTAGATATTATTATTTGATGGTTATTACCCATCACCTTTTGTAAAGCCCTTACGGCACCTTACTAAATTATTTATACATTATATACTAGTTTGTTAAGAATGTCAACTATTCTTTTTTACCAATATTATATTTAACTGTTAAATCCCATTCATTCTTTTCTTTAAATGAGATGATTTTTATTTGATTTAGAGAAGCAATTGGATCCGCTGATTTTGAAGGATCCACAATCTTAACAAGTTCCCATTCTTCTAATAGGTTCACAATCGTATTACGACGTGAAATGTCTTCTTCTGTTAATGTATTGTGCTTACCGTCTAAAATAAACAATTCTTTAAAATGTAGGATAGCATATCTTCCTTTCTTATGAAGGATGTGACAAGATTGATAAAGTTTCTTTTCTTTACGACTCGATATACCGATACGAGTCAATGTTTCTTTAATCTTGAGGAAGCTATCTTGTGTGGGGAGTTCGACTTCTACTCCAACTCCTTTGAAAATATCTGTGTCCATGATTTATATTCACCTTATTAATTATTTCTAGTGGCATGGTATATAACCATATAAGATTTATTTATAAAAATCATATTTTAACCACCTTCATTAATTTTATCATGGACAATTTCAAGTTGTTCTTTTGATAGAACTTTAAGATATTGTTTTGCTACGGTACGATTACATTGATATACTTGTTGGATTGCGTCAAGATTTGTATCCTTTTCGGCTTTAGGCCATTTGGAAAATCTTTTACGCTTTCTTAGAACAGAACGATAATAATCAAACTGAGCTCCATCAAATAAATGATGTCGCATATTCATTTCGTTTGCATGTAATATTGTATCTTCAAAATTAACGAAGCCACGGTTCACGATAAAGGCATTGTACATCTTTTCAGTATGTTCAGGTATATCTGAGTTACGAATAATATCTTCCTTTGTAAAGGATGCAGCATTCATAAAATCAAACGGTGTTAGGTCTTTCATCAAGTACCTCCTGAAGCTCTTTTGCTAATATATCAAATTCTTTACCGCAAGATTCACACAAAGTAACTTTATGCTTACCTTCCGAAGTATTCATTTCAACAGTATATGCTTTCTTTTTTGTCGTTGTTGTATTACAGTTAAAACATCTTGTCTTTAACATTATACATACTCACATTCAATCATAACCTCAGTTAAGAATGCAACCATATTAATTTCTTGGTCAGCAACTAAACCTGACTTGTACATATAATCAGCTAATGTAACTATAAATCCAGCTTGTGATTGTAAAGTGACCTTTTCCGAACACATATCATAGATACGACGAAACATTTCATTCATATCTTGGTCGGAATTCTTTGCTACCCATTTACGCATATCGGTAAATTGTTTACCTTTTAATAAACGAAATAGGTCATCAATAGATTCTTGTTTCAGATTAACAAAGATACCTTCGTCAATTTTACCTGAAGCTGCATATGATTGTAGTTCAGTTAATACACGACGGAAATCAGGGAAGTGTTTTTCAATTACTTTAGCAACTACTTTAGGATCGTATTGAACTTCTTCTTGGTCAAGAATTGCTTTGACTCTCTTGAAGAATTCCATTGCCATTTGTGGACGATCATTTGTATCAATAGTAAAATCTACTTCTGATAGCCTTGAACGTAATGGACTGATAATACGATTCTTGAAATTACAAGTAAAGATAAATCCACAGTTAGAGGAATATTCTTCGATGAAATTACGAAGAGCAGGTTGAACATTTGCTGCATTCAAATAATCTGCTTCATCAAAGATTACATACTTACGACCTGTTCCTGTGAGAGAAACAGCGGATGCGAAAGTAGAGATGTCGTATCGGAGGGTATCTATATTAACATTGAGAGAACCGTTCTTTACAATATAATCACAACCGAGTTCTTCAAGCATTGCTTTTGCGATTGTGGTTTTACCGACACCGGGTCCTCCGGTCAATAATAGATTTGGTACACTTCCGTCGGATACGAACTTGCGGAAGGTTTCTTTTGTCTTATCAGGAAGAATAGTATCAGCAACTACTTGCGGACGATATTTCTCGACCCATAAGACTTCATTAGCTTTTGCTTCAATCATACATCACCATAAACATTATATAAAAAAATTGAGTCAAAACGCGGGGGGACTTTGCAGTACCCCCACTTCTCGAGAATTGGTTTAGCTGTTAAAATTAATCAACAACTTTATCAGCTAAAGGAGCACCGTCTGTCACAGATGTGTCAACGCCTACAGCTTGTTCACCTACTTTAGGATCTTGCTGTGGAGCATGTTGTCTTAGGAATGCTTCGAGTTTATTTCTTAGCATACCGACACCTGCGAGTTCTTGTCCTTGAAATCCGCCACGTTGAGAGACTACGTCAATAATCTGCAACACAGTTGAGATATCTCCAAGATTGATAACCACCTCTTGCATTTGACCTTGTGGGCCAAAATTACCTTGTACTGGTTCATTCATATTAATCACCTTTGTTATAAGTCGACTTTGAATCTATTGCCACATAATATGTGACACCTTTTCCTTTAAACTGTGAGATACCTTTTGAACAAAGAGTAACCTCATAATCTAAAGGCATGAGTTTCAAGTTATCAGTTTTAATGATAATCTTGAACGTATCGTCAGTTTCACCAATTTCAACGCCAAAGTCATCTGCGTTGTCATTAGCACTGTCGAT